CCCGGTCCCAGTCTGCCTCGGTGTTGCTCATCTTTGTCCAGCATGAGTTAAAGATGCGGACGCAGTGGTCGAGATGTTCAATTCGTTTCAAAAAATCGCCTCTTTTCTACGTACTGAAAAATCATCGTTGATATCGTTGATATCGTTGATGCATCAACGGTACCATCAACGATATCCCCCCATCAACGATAAGGGCTTTTTATAGGAAGGGTATATCTGGAACCCTTGATTCATCAGGGTTTGCGGGTTTATCAACGTTATGCCATTCACTACCATCAACGTTATCAACGATAGATTTTGTACACGTATAGATTTTTCCGCCGCTCCCATTATCAATGATAGTAACCAGTACCCCGTCCTTTAGGAAGCGCCCTATATGCTTCCTGAGGAACCAGCCGACCGTCCGAGGGTCATCCGTGACAGCCACACCATTCTTTGCCGCCGTCTCGATCAGACCACTGCAACGGCCACGCCAGCCGCCCTCGTGCTCAACTATCAGCAGGACAGCCTCGCGGATGGCACTCTGATGGTACTCATTCTCGTCTTCTGTCTTCTCCGGGCTTATCTCGCCGTCCACGACTCGCCACTGGGCATTGTCCAGTCGGACGTTAAGCTCCGGCAGGCCGTCGATGGTCTTTCCTTTGATGCTGATGTGTATCGGGTCTTCCTTCCGTTTCCGGAACATAACCATCATCTGAGTCGCCGCGCCCTGCAGGCCGGTGCTTCCCAGTATGTTGCTGAACGGGTCGTCCGGGTCGACCGCCTTGCGGTCATGGCACACCAGCACGATGCTGATATGGTACCGCTGCGCAAGATCGTTCAGCGGCCCCAGGTCCCGGTAGGCGTGCTCGTACTCCGTCTCTTTGATGCTCTTGGCTGTGCTCCTGATCAGCTGGAAGACATCGACCACCACGATGCCGATGTCAGGATCCTGCCGCAGGTAGTCCTCGATCTGATCGATGAACCCATCCGACAGCCCGTCGGTCTCTCTTTCGAGATAGAAGTTCTTCGGGGCAGGATCGCCCGCGAGCACCTTCCTCAGCCTCTTCTGCTGCAGAGCCTCGCCCGTCTCCAAATCCAGGTAGAGGGTCGAGCACCGCCGCGTCTTCCTGCCGAGGAAATCCGCCCCGTTGGCGACCGCCACGCACATGGCGAGCGCCAGCCAGCTCTTGCCGAGCTTTGGTTTGGCTGACAGGATGCAGGTGCCTTCCACGAGCAGGGGAACCTCGTCCCCTACGCCCACGAAGACCCGCGGCTCCGGGATGTCCTTCTGCATGAGCTCCTCTGCCGTCTTCAGTTGCCGATATTCCGCCTTCCGCGTATCCCGCTTCTCCTCGATCGTATCCACGGCCCGCTCTGCCGCCATTGCGGCGACGTGCTCCAGCCATCCGCGGTCGTAGCGCTCCCAGTCATCCTCCTGCTTGTCGTAAGCATCCGGCTCGAAGAGCAGCCGCACGTCCTGCCACTTGTAGCCGCTGCAGCTGTCGTGGTGGCATCTGAAGCTGACCCGCCCGTCGGGGTAACTGAAAATCTTGGCGTCCCCGTTCCGGTGGTTCGAGTTGAAAGGGCAGGCGTCCAGCGCGTACACGGCCGACGCCCGGTCATTCGGCCCCAGGTCGCGGTAGCTTAAACCGTGCCGGGCCATGAAATCCACAATGTCAAATCGCGGCTTTTCTTCCGTCCGCTTTGGCGGATCCGGGACAGCCTCCGGCAGCTCTGCCGCCATGTCACGGAGCAGAGAGAGCGGCACCGCCTCGATGCTTTCCGGCACCGTCATGAGGCGACTCATCCTGTGCGGCCGCTCCGGCACGTTGCTGCCCTTCTGCGCCAGCGTGCCCGGCAGTTTGCAGATGCGCGCCGGGTTGTAATTGGTCGTATCGACCTTGACGTCCCCGTTGCTGTACAGCATCGCGAGAGCCTTCAGGCATCTCTCCACGAGCGCCCGGCCTTCTAAATCATTGTTGACGTCGATGCGGTAGAGCAGATGATAGCCGTTGCCAGATAGCCCCGCCACCGGTTCCGGCCAGCCCCGGCCGCGCAGGGAGGCCCTCACTTTGTCAGCCAGTTCCCGCGCCGCCTGCAGTTCCGCATCCGTCGAGCTGATGTCTGCCGGCCTGATCGGGTCGAAATCGACAAACAGCCAGCGGTAACACTCGATGTCCTTGTCGTCCGTGGTCGTCACGCCCTGCAGGAATCTGCCGCTCTGAGCCTTGGCAAAGCAGTAGTCTTTGACCCTGCCCAACGTGATGTAGAAATTCTTCTCCCGCAGATCGAGTGTCTGCATGGCCCGCAGGAGGGTGTCCGCGTCCTTGAAGTAACCCGACACGACCACCTTGCGGCCTGTCGTGCCGATGCCGCGGACCTCGAACACCTGCCCCGGCTCAACCAGGACGCCGAGGGCCTCTCTGACCCTCGTGACGTCCACATATCCAGTTAGATCCATGCCGCCCTCCTCTTACAGGAAGGGGACTTCCTCGTCCGCGAGGGCTGCGCCGCCAACGAAGCCGTTGACGACAGCGGCGCCGGGCTGGCTGTTGGGCAGGAGCTTGTCCTCCGGGATCTTGGCATCGGCGACAGCATCCAGCGCGCACCACCAGCGGATGATGGCCCGCTTGCGCCTCTGCCCCTCGTACTCGCTTTCCTCGTTGCCGTAGATCGCGCCGATTTTTTTGCCGACGAACTGAGCACCCCAATTCTGCACGCCCCACTGGATTTCGAAGTTGTTGCACTTCTCAACCATCGAGCAGAACGTTTTGAATGCTGAGCTCGTCTTGCTGGGATCCTGATAATCGTTCACCATGATATACTTGGTCCCGGCAAAGGGCCATTTTTTGCCGTCCCTGTCGTCCTGCTCGAAACGCTTGCCGAACAGCCCTGCCTGCCTGTCGTTACCGTCGAAGTCGACAGCGACCACGACCATGGGCTTATTGGTCTTGCTGGTCGTCTCCTTGACGGCCTTGATGATGCAATAATGGCCGCCGAGCTCGATCGGCTCGCCCTGCCCCTGTACACGTGCCTCTGCATATCCGCTAGGTTTTTGCATGGTTTTAATCCTCCTTAAATTCGTAATAAGCTTTCAGGTATCTCTCGAAATCGTTGACCACGCTCTTTGCGTAGGCCTCGATCTGCTCCTTGCCCTGATCGCTCTCGCGGCTGAACTCCGTGAGGGCCTTCTCGATTAACATCTTTAATGATGTCTTAACTGTTGTTTTCAATCTTCTCAACCTCCTTGATAAGCATCAAAATGTTCTTGTTCTCTTTGTAGTGACGGTGCAGGCTCGCCGGCGTGTGGTCGAACGGGCCGCCCTGCCGCCCCGCTTCCTGCCGGAGCGGGTTCTTACCGCGCACCTTCGGCCCGAAATACTCATCGAGAAACTGCTCGACCGTCAGGCCGCGCCCCTCAGCCTTGAAGAACAGCTCGTAGCGCTTACACCTGACGAACAGGGTGATGTCGTTCGGGTCAATGATCGGCGACCGCTCCGGTCTTCTCAGCTCGCAGTAAGCGTCCACCAGCTTCATGGCCTCGGCCCGGCTGCAGAGGTTCGGGCCGTCCGGGTTCCGGCTGATCAGCTTGTCCTGCCGCCAGTAGGCGGCGCACAGGTCAGCGGTGGCGGGCAGGTCGTAGACATCCCAGTGCCCCGACTCCTTGCCTTCCCAGAAGTTGGATTTGCTCCAGTTCTGATGGAATGAGTGGTGGCAGCTGTCGCACATCGTGACCACGTCCCGGAGCTTCTCCCGCCCGAGGCGCTGGTAACTCAGGTGGTGCGTTTGATAAGGCTCGCCCGCCAGCTCACGGTGGCAGACGACGCAGCGGCCGCCGTCAAACTGATAGCGGGCCCGCCGGACGTCCTGCCAGTGTGGGTGCTTGCGGATGTAATCGTCATACCGCACCCGGGTGCCGTCGGGCAGATAAGCCCAGCCCATTAAGCACCACCTCCCAGGTTCCAATATTCTCGTATAGCAGAGTCAACAAGTTTTAAGTCATTCGGGATTTTCAGCGATTCAAAGAGTCCCTCCGGCGTCTTGGCCGTGCTGGTTCCGTTGCCCTGAGTCCAAAATTCGTGGTCTTCGCAGTAGAGGACGATGTCAAAGCACCCCTCGACGCAGAGCTTCTCGTCCAGCATCCGGCCCACTGTCTTGCACTTGGTGCGACCCTTCGCATCCTGCTCGACATGTTGAAGGAAATAAACAATTTTGTCATCCTGCGGCAGTTCGTTGATAAAATGGATTAGATTTCTGAAATTCTTGGCGATGTCAAGGAACTTTGAGTAACCGGTTTCACTGGAACGGTCAAAAAGCTCGTTCGCCATGAGATACTGGCTGTCATCAATGACGATCGCCCGGCTCTTCGCCTTTTCGAT